TGATAGACTGGATGTAAATCCAAGTCCATATTAATATCATGAGCTATTTGTGAGATCTGATCTGCTGAGAAGCAGTGATCAGGATGCAGGAGATCACAGCAAGGTACTCTCTTTTCGATCAACTCATTTAAGTTAATACGAATTTCGTAATCTCTGTAAACTGGCATAGGCATTAATTGCGCTCGTACTTGTCTTCTTCAGACTTTTGCTGACGAAACTTACGTTCTTCATCACTCAAAGGATTCACCTTTAAACGATTCTTATAAGTTTGTGAAGCACCACAGCGTACAGCTGAGATCTTCTTTTCTGCTTCCTTAAAGTCTTTCTCAAGTTTAGTTACTCCAGCAGATGCAAGCTCAAATACACTTGATTTCTGGAGATACATCAGGGTTTCAGTATTATCCCTGAGTCGCTCAAGAAGAGCGACATTGATTGTTACCTCTTGGGCGTTTCCTTTGGCCATTATATTAGAAGGATGGTTGGTTTGTATTTTCGGATTCAGATTCTAAACCAGCATCAACCTTGGTATATAGATCCAAAAATGATTGCTTAGTATCATCATCAAAGCGATTCACACAATTCGTAATAGCAGTCAAGCGATCATTAAAGATACTGAATGCTTGTACTATGTGAACCAATCGGCGGGTTGTGATAACTTCATCAACACCACCATCAAAGAAGGTCTTACGGATTACTCCTGCCCACTTAACCAGGTTATCAGCAAATTCCTGATCTGCACCTAAATTTAACAATATCTTAGTTTCTATTGTTGCAGATGGATAACCTTGTTCAAAAGTTATTGGGAATCTTTCAAGGAAGGCTTCGTTGAGCACGTTAGTTCCAACAAATCTTCCGTCGTCTGAACCTTTACCTTTAGTATTTGCGGTGGCGATGACTGTGAACCCTGCTGTTGGTTGGACGTATCTTCCAGTCTTTTTAAGGAAAACTCCTTTACCTTCAAGGATGGACTGGAGACAGAGAATCTTGTTTGAGGCAAGGTCGATTTCGTCAAGGAGCAAGACAGCCCCTCTGTTGAGAGCTTCAATAACTGGTCCGTTGTGCCAAACGGTATCACCGTTAACAAGCCTGAAGCCGCCAATGAGATCATCTTCATCTGTTTCTATTGTAATGTTAACTCTAATGAGTTCTCTCTTCAACTGAGAGCATGCTTGCTCCACCCCCAAAGTTTTTCCATTACCAGATAGACCAGTAATAAAACAGGGATAGAATTGCTTGGACTGAACAATCTTCTTGAGCGAAGCAAAGTTACCAAACGGTACATAATTAGGATCCTTCTCTGGGATAAAGTTTTCGTTTACAGTTTCTACTGCAGGAATAGCATCAGGAGCAGAAAGATTTTTTTCAAGTGCTTTTGCCTGTTGCTCACACCTCTCAGTCAAATCAAACCTTGAAAGAGTTTTCCCCTTACCAGGATAATACGTTGCTTCAATCTTACCACTCTTTGTGTGATTTTGCAACCTTTTCCAGATAGATGGTGTTTTTGAATCCAGTACCTTTGCGACCTTTCCTATGTCTTTGTACTGAACATTTGTAAAATCAACACCATTTGCTCTGAGTTGCTCGAACAATTGTTCGTTGGAATACTTTTGTTTGAAGGTCATGTAATCTTTGTCTATGGTTTAATTATAGCATGGGGTGTCTAGTGTGTCTACCCCCATGTGCCACTATGCAATCTGGTTGATGAATGCATTTAAGATGGTCTTGTTTGCCATCTTAGAACCCATGTGCTTTTTGAAAGCACGATTAAGTTCTGCTCTTGTTGCTTCTTCACCCTTCTGCTTAACCTCAAGATCTTGAGTACCAATACCAAGATTCTTGTCAGGAATGAAGAAGGACTCAGTGAATCCTAAGGATCCTTTAACTCCAGCATACTTATCTTTTGCCCACTGTTTTGTTACAGATTCAGATTCCTCATAGCTAAGAGAACGTAATTCTCTTTGCATCTCTCTCTTACTACAGATACGAATACCAATCCAATTGTAATCAGTAATCTGTTTAAAGAAACCTACAATCTCTCTGGTGGTGAAATTAGAATGAGAATTAAGTTCTCTTGAGTATCCAGTTTGAGGATCTCTAAGAACAAATCTATCTCTACTGTGGCAAAGATATCTTGTAGTCCAATCTTTATCACCATAGATGCTTACTTCTTCTCTCTTTCTCAAGTAAGTCATTGGATTAGATTCACCATCAGTAAGTGCAATAACATTTACTTTAGTTACCTTATCTTCTTTCGTTAACTTACTAACAAGCTGACGAGCACAAAGAACTGCACAGTCTAAAGGTGTACCACCTAATGTATACTTTCTGCTATAACATAACCTGCTATTACACATAGCAAATGATTGAAGATAGACCTGCTCCATTGACATCTCTAATGATCTTGCATTCTGTTTTGATGAAAAGAATTCAAGAAGTCTGAAGTCATTGGTTAATGCTAAAGTCTGATCTTTAGGATCTATCATAGCAGGATGAACATTAGACTCATACTCTATATGTGCATTCTGGAATGCATATACTCTGAAAGGAATACCGACCTTTCTACAGAACCATACCAAATTATAGCATTGCTTAAGTGTCTCTAACAATTCATTTTGCATAGAACCAGACCAGTCAAGTAAGAAAATCAATCCATGATTCTTACCTTCAGGAACTACCTGTATCCTTCTAAAGATATCATCAGTTAACTTGTACTTATGAAGTGCATTAGTATCAATAACTCCACTCTTAGAAGTGGCAGTCCTCTGATAATCATCAGCAGACTTCTTCATTTCAAACTGTTTTACCAGATAGTTAACTGACTTCTGTGCTTCTTTCTTATAGAGTTTATAATGATCTCTGGCATACTCAAGATTATTCTTATAATAGGTTTGCTCATCTACATCACGAAATGCCTGACCTTCAAAGTGATAATATAAATCTTCCTGCACTTCTTTGTATCCAATAATTGCTTTCTCAACATCCAACTTAGGAAGTTCTAAGTAAATAGTATCTCTTCCATCATTCTCTTTAACTATAGTTTCTAATGCTTGTTGTAATGCTATATCAGTCTTAGATTCTGTTTCACTTACACAATCATTACCATCCTTATAACTTGGTACATCTAAGTCTGATTCATATGATTCTTCCTCTTCTCGTTCACCTTCTCCATCACCACTTCCATCTTCACCATCATCAATATCAGTATCAAGACTGTCACCTTCTTTATCAGGAGTAACTTCCTCTTGCTCATCAGTATCTTGAGGAAGATCCCAATCCAAATCTAACTGCTCTGCATTTAATTCCTCATTCTTTGCATCCTTATCCTTAGCATAATCATATAGATCATTAGATAGATCTAAAACATCTTGAAATGAATTAGTCTTAGCAGCACGATCAACAAATACCTTCTCTTCATCAGTAAACTCAATCTGAGATGAACCTTTAAAGTATAGGTTAATACGATCAATCAATGATAACTCATTAGGATCTTCTTCAGCAACTCCAAAGAAATCCTTATGCCATAGTTCACGATACCCTTCAAAGAATGTCTTGCGAAGACCAGGATAGGTCTGCTTCATAAGACGTTCTATTCTTGCATCCTCTATAACGTTCACAAATCCCTTAGGAGCACTTACAGGTACGTTAGGGGTATATAAGGCATGTCCTACTTCATGTCCAACCAAGAGGTCATAGACGGTCTCTGATGCTTCCCATACAGGAAGAACCAACACACGATTGTTCACATCAAATGATGCTGTACTAACCCTACGATGTTCTACAGTAAGGTTTTCGGTTGCCAATAGTTTGGCGAGAGTTCCTTTGACTTCTTTGGTTACTGGCATAGTTTTCCTCTGATGTACACATCATAGCAGATCTGACTCTATATGTGCGGTACAGGGGACAGTCTCTGAAGTGTCCCAATGTCTAATGACCCCGCTAACAATAAAAAGATTAGTGACAAGGTAACTAATAAAAATGATACTACGTACAATAACAATTGAATTGTCGTATTTACTTGTGGTTTCATCATTAAAGCTTCCTAATGAATATTTCCATACCTTCCACACCTTATGAATCATCAGACATCTTACTGAAATCATTAATCTTTTCAAACTTTATTGTTCTCATAAACTTAGTGTGAAGTAAATCACCCTTATGAGAAATTACATATAGATTAGTACCCTTACCAAGACTTCTTAGTATGCTAATCAATTCATTAGTTGCACCAGCATCAAGAGAACTATCAAATACCTCATCAAGTATAAGAAGGTTAGTAGCAGCAGAGTTCTTCATACGTGCTACTTCTCTCCATGTAAACAGAAGTGCTAAATCTATCTTCTGCTTCTCACCCTCAGAGAATGAAGAATAACTAAACTCATCTCTAAACCTACTCTTGATAACCTCATTAAATTCTTCGTCGAGTGTAAAATTAAAAAAGGTATCCATACTATGTAAGTACTTATTAATCAATTGATTAAAGATAGGTATGTACTTCTTAATTATTTGTGACTTAATACCAGAATCCTTTAATAGATTAGAGACAACAACATACTCATCTAAGGTTTGTCTTACTTGTCCACAGTCATACTGTGTCTTATCTAAGTTAGATAATAGTTCATCTAAAATTTTATTTTCTTTATCAATATTAGGAGTATTCTCTGACAAGTCAGTTAATGATTTTTGAATACCAATGTTCTCTTTTTCTAAACGAATTACCTCACTACTAAGTTCTTGTACCTCTCTGGTAACACTATCTAATTTCTCAATTATATGTACAACATCATCAATAGAATTCTTTGTTTGCTTTTGTATCTTTGTTAGATCTACACCTCTATCTTTTAACACAGTCATACGACCAGTCTTAAACTCTTCACCAATTACCTGAGTACAGGTAGGACATTCATCATTTGTTTCTAAAAATTTAAATTCTTTAGTTACCTTTTTAAGTTCTGCTCTTGTATCTGCCTGTTCATCTCTAAGATTATTAAGAATATCTGAATGTTCATCCAAAGCTTTGGTATCAACCTTAAGCATTTCTAAAGATTTCTGATTGTTTTCCACAATCTTTTTATTCTCATCAAACTTATCTTTCTTTTCTTTCTGTCTTGTCTCATTAACTTCCTTCAAAGAAGCGATAAGTTTCTTTTGACCGTTTACTTTTTCCTGTGATAAATTTAATAATACCTCACACTCCTTTACTCTACTATGTACTGCTCGCATTCGATCCTTGAGCAGGAGATTCATGTTTGAGAAGATCTGGATATCGAGTAGATCTTCGATAACTTCTCTCCTGACACTTGCTCCAAGCTGCATGAATGGTACAAAAGTGGATGATCCGAGGATGACCACTTGTGTAAAGGACTTGAAATTGAGTTTGAGAACTGATTGTTCGAGATACTTTTGTGTGTCCCTTGTGGCAGCATCTTGGTCAACCATCTTATTATTTTTGTAAACCTCAAATGTATTGGGTTTAACTCCTCTGAATACACGGTAATCATCCTTTGCTATACTAAAAGATACTTCAACCTTAAGTCCTTTCTCATTAATACTATTAACAAGTTGAGACTTTTTAATTTTACGAAAAGGTTTATTAAACAAAGCAAAGCACAGAGCGTCTAACATGGTAGACTTCCCTGCACCATTATCCCCTATAACTAAAGTGGACATAGAATCATTCAATCCTATTTCAGTCCACTGATCACCAGTGGAAAGAAAGTTCTTCCACCGAATCGTTTCAAATACAATCATAAAGGAGGGACAATCAAATCATCTTTGCTAACAATAGAATACTCGTATCCAAATTTTTCACAATTAATTGCAATTGCTTCTGTATCAATCTCCATTAACTCCATTTCTTTCTTATAATCGTTTGCTTCTAAAAGAGTTTTATATCTGACAGCATCATCTTTCTGTTCAAATACATTCACATTTTTCTTATTGTGAGTGTTATTAACAGCATGGACACCACCGCCTGATTTATCAATTAGAATAAACATTACAGTTCCGAAGCTTCTGTATATAAAGATCGCATAACCTTCTTGATGTTGGGCTTACTTACCTTTAGATCTATCTCATCTATGTAGTTATCTAGTAGAGTCATAGTGTCTTCGGTTTCCAATACCGCACTACCAGTCTCCAGTTCTACACTGAGATCTTCAATGATCTTAAGATCTGCAAGACCTATGTCTTGAAGTTGTTTAACTGCATAATCAAATTTGGTGTAGTCACCCTTGTCTTC